AGATAACTCACTTGATTTATTGATACAAGGTCCATATCAAGTCAGTATTAAACCAAATGGTTCATATCAATACACATTTGGAAATGATGGAAGAATTACTGGACCTGGTGGAACATTTGTTTATTCAAATGGCGCAGTATATGGTAATCTTCTTGCCACTGGTTTATATTGGTCTAATGGTGTTTCATACGCATCTACAGTTACAGGCACTTACAGTAACAGCAACGTTGCTACATATCTAGCAACTTATTCTGGAAATTTATCTGCTGGCAATATTACTGTATCTAATGGTGGAGTAATTACTGGATACTTAAATGGTGCAATTGGTGCCAATGGCGCAAATAGTGCAACATTTACTACTGCAACCATTACAAATAGTGCAAATAGCTATGGTAGTGGACAAGGTGCACTACAAATAACTGGTGGTTTCTATGCTGGCGGCGATAGCTATATTGCAGGTAACCTTGTTGTTGCTAATTTAACAAGTTTGGGTAGCACTTCACTTGTGGCAAACGCACCACTGCTTTATCTTGAAGTAACTGGAATTAGTAATTATAATTACGAAATAGGTTTTTATAGCCACAAATATGATGCAGTTGAAGGATACAACCATACAGGTCTTGTAAGAAATCACGTAGATAATGCTTGGTTCTTGTTTAGCAATATTCGCACAGAACCAGGTATAACAGTTGATCTTGCGAATGCAAATATAGTTTATGACACATTAAAACTCGGCAACGTTATTGCTTATAGTGGCAATACTTCTACATCAACTACAACTGGTGCTGCCGTAATTTATGGTGGTATGGGTGTTGGTGGTAACATTTATGCTGCCGCAATCCAAGGCACACCAATTGGTAATGGTGTAGCATCCACTGGTGCATTTACAAATGTAACAGCAACCGCAAATATAAGCGCACAAACATCCAATGTTTATGCAGGTAATTTAATAGGCAATACTGCAACTTATAGTGCAAATTATTATTGGAGTAATGGTCTTCCATTTGCTCCTTCTATTACTGGAACATATGGCAATTCAAATGTCGCTGCATACCTAACAACTTATACTGGCAATTTAAGTGCTGGTAATGTTTCTGTAAGCGGTAATTTGAACGTAAGTGGAAACATTAATAACGTTTTAAGTAATGTTTATTCACAAGGCGGTATCTTCTATGGAGCACCAACTACTGGATTCAATGCACTCTATGCTGGTCAATCTGGTTATACGCCACTTTCACAAACTCTTGTTCAAGTAAGTGGCAACTATAATGGTTTCGTTCAAGTAAATGAACAAAATACAAATAGTGGCGCAAGTGCAAGTACAGACTTTATTGCAACTGCAAATAATGGTAATGACAATGATACCTACATTGATTTAGGTATCAATAGCAGTGGTTATTTGAATGCTACATATGGATTACAAGCAGCAAATGACGGTTATCTTTATGTTGCTGGCAATACAACAACTGGTGGTGGTAACCTTGTAGTTTCTACTACTACTGCCAATGATATTATATTCTCACTTGGTGGTATTTCTACTGCAAATGAATTTGCTCGTATGAGAGCAAATACAAATAGTTTTGTGATCAGCAGCACAACTACTTCAACATCAACAACAACAGGTGCGCTACAAGTTCGTGGTGGTATTGGAACAAACGGCAACATTTATGCTGCTGCGATTCAAAATACTCCAATTGGTAATGGCACTCCAAGCACTGGTGTGTTCACAAGTGTTACATTAGCAAATGGTGGACAATTTGTTGGTTACTTTACTGGACCAATTGGTGCAAATACTGCTAATAGCGGCACATTTACAAGTGTTACAACAACAAATGGTGGACAAATTAGTGGTTACTTAACTGGTGCAATTGGTGCAAATACTGCTAATAGTGCCGTGTTTACTACTGTGACTGCAAGTGGTAATATTACTGCACAAACTGCTAACGTTTATGCTGCAAACTTCATCGGTAACACTGCCCTATATGGCGCACAATATTATTGGACAAATGGCGCAACTCTTGCATCAACTATCACTGGTAATTATGGTAATGCTAATGTTGCTTCTTATCTGCCAACTTATACTGGTAATCTAACTGCTGGTAATATTGCAACTGTAAGTGGTGGACAAATCAGTGGTTACTTAACAGGTGCAATTGGTGCTAACGTAGCAAATAGCGGCGTATTCACCACTGCAAATGTCAATGCCACACTATACGCTGCAACAATTAATGCCGCAACTATTGGTAATAGTGGTGCTACATTTACTGGTGCAAGCATAAATCTCACTGGAAATATTGCTGCTGGTAACGTTAACTTAAGTGGGGCATTAACATCTGCTAACGTCATTGCAAACAGTGGCACAACAAGCACAAGTTCAACAACTGGTGCAGTAATTGTTACTGGAAGTGGTGGTGTTGGTGTAGGCGGAAACATTTACAGTGGTGCAAATATTAATGCAACAACTGCTGTTATTGCACCAAGTATGTATAATTCTAACATTTTTCCAGCAAGCGGTAGCGATCTTTATAAAAACACTGGACCTAATGGTAATCTTTGGATTAACTATAATGGTTATGTTGCAAACTTGATTGTAAACGGCAATACAACTGCTGGTTATGGTAACTTATTCACTGTAAATGGTTCAACTGGTCAAGTTGGTATTAAGCAACCACTTGCCTCATTTATTGGCAATTCAAGTTTCCAAATTAATGCTACTGACAGTATGTTGCTTCCAGTAGGAACAACTTCACAACGTCCAAGCAATGCTCAGGGTGGTATGGTTCGTTATAACAATCTTACCAACCAGCTGGAATATTATAATGGGACAGCATGGACTGGAACAGGAAGCACATTTACAACTGTGTCAAGTAATCAATTTACTGGCGATGGAACTACAACATCATTTACTTTAAGTCAAGGTGCAACTACAAATAGCACAATTGTTTCAATCAATGGTGTTGTTCAAATTCCAACAACCGCTTATAGCGTAAGCGGAACAACTTTGACATTTACTGAAGCACCACTATCAACAGATGTTATTGATGCTCGTGTAATTGTTACAACATCAGTAGTTACAAGCATAAGTGATATGGGCGGCGGCAATGCAGTTGTTGCAAATACAAATGGTGTGTTTACTACTGCAAACAATTCTGTAAGAATTGTTGCAAATACAAGCACATACTTCAATGGTGGTATTGCTGCTGCAATGAATCCAATTTCATTGACACAAAATACACCAACTACAATTGATAGCTTCTCCACTACTCTTTATCGTGTTGCAAAATATGTCATTAAGGTAAGTGATAGCACAAATAGTGTTTACAGTGGTGCAGAAGTAATTGTTGCACACAATGGCACCACAGCAACAAGTCAAGTCTATGGTGTAGTTAATACAGGCAGTAATTCACTTGCTACATTTAGTTCAACAGTTAGTGGTGGTAACGTGAATATTACTGCAAACACTTGGAGCAGCACGGCAACTGCTACAGTGTTCCCAACATATATGCCAGTATAATAGCCAGCAGGGAGATATGGAACTATGGCGAATACAAATTTTACGGTACATAACGGTCTTACTGTAGGACCAGCTTTTGTTTATGCAAGTAATGGTGATATTATAACAAGCGGTAATATCAGCGTTATCAATGGTGGTAGTTTTGGTGGATTAAGTTCAAACCAAATTTATAGTGGCAGCAATAATGTTACTGTTGGTGGTTCTACTGTAAATATTTCAATAAGTAGTTCAAATGTTGCGTCATTTAGTTCAACTGGGTTAACACTTACTGGCAATTTAAGTGTAGCTGGTAATACTTTCTTTGTAAACACAACAATAATCAATACAACTGATACATTACAAGCACCAACAATTATTACTGGTAGTGGTGGGGTGTACCCAAACGCCAATGCCAGTGTTAATCTTGGCACTACAAGTGCATATTGGAATAATGTTTATGCTGTAAACTTCCTTGGAACTTCAACTACGGCAAAATACGCTGACTTGGCCGAACGTTATACAAGCGATGCAGACTATGAACCAGGCACTGTGGTTGATTTTGGTGGAACAGCAGAAGTTACTTTAAGCAATATAAATGGTAGTCAATATGTTGCTGGTGTTGTTTCGACCAATCCTGCATATATGATGAATAGCGATAGTGATGGGTTGTATATTGCACTGCAAGGTCGTGTTCCATGTAAAGTTACAGGTCCAATTGAAAAGGGTGCCATGATGGTCAGCAATGGTGATGGCACTGCTCGTATGGAACGTAATCCAAAAATTGGAAGTGTAATCGGTAAAGCACTGCAATCATTTGGTGACGGTGTTGGTGTCATAGAGGTCGTTGTTGGGCGTCTCTAATTAGTTAAATACTGTATTAGAGAATATAAATGGCATTAACACGCACAGTAAGTGATTATAAAGATAGCGTTAGAGCAGCAACAACTGGTGCAAACATCAATCTTGCAGCAGCGCCAAATACACTTGATGGCGTTTCGCTTGTTTTAAATGATCGTGTTCTGGTTAAAGACCAAACTCCAAGTTCACTAAACGGAATTTATCGTGTTACAACATTAGGCACAGGAAGCAATGGTGTATGGACACGTGCCAGCGACTTTAATGATTATCGTCAAATTACCAGCGGAGCACTGACATTTGTACAACAAGGCACTATAAGTGGTAATATATTTTATTATATTCCGGGTGGTGAACCTAATGTTCAAATAGGCACAACTGCTATTACTTTCTCTAACCTATATTCATTTATTGATAATACAGTTTCTCAAAATTTACAAAGTGTTACAAGCTATGGAAACACTACAACTTATGGCATTACGATAAGCAATACTACTACTGCAACAAGTACAACCACTGGTGCCTTAATAGTAAGCGGTGGTGTAGGAATTGGTGGTAACTTATACGTAAGTGGAAATTTAAGTGTTGCAGGTAATACTACATTTATTAATACAACTACTATCACCACAAGTGATACAATTGCAGCACCTGCAATTAATGCTGGCACTATTGGTAATAGCGGATCAAATTTAGTTGGTTTAGTTAACACAAATTCTCAACCTTATGTTACAAGTGTTGGAACACTCACTGGTCTGGTATCGAGTGGTAATATCAGTGCTCAAACAGCCAATGTTTATGCATCTAATTTAATTGGCAACACTGCTGTTTACAGTTCAGCTTATTATTGGTCAAATGGTGCTACGTTTGCACAAACAGTAACTGGAACATATAGCAATAGTAATGTTGCTGCTTATCTTCCAACTTATACTGGAACGTTATCACCTAATAGTTTAACGACAAGTAATGGTGGACAAATAACAGGATATCTTACTGGAGCAATTGGTGCTAATACCCCTAACACTGGTGCTTTTACTACAATAAGTGCAACGAGCACAATTGTTGCTCAAGGAACAATCAGTTCTCCAACAATAAACGCTGGCACAATAGGCAACAGTGGAGCATTATTATATGGAACACTTAACTCAAGTAGCGCATCACAGCCTAATATAACAAGTGTTGGAACATTAACAAGTTTAACGTCAAGTGGAACTATTGCTGCCCCAACAGTAATTGGTGCTATTATTGGTAATAGTGGTGCACAATTTTATGGAACATTAAACTCTCAAAGCTCAAATCAACCAAATATATCAAGTGTTGGAACTTTAACATCACTTACCACAAGTGGAAATATCACTGCGCAAACCGCTAACGTTTATGCTTCAAATATAATTGGTAATACAGCGATATATGGTGCTGCCTTCTATTTTGCAAATGGCACACCATTTTCCAGCAGCAGTTATGGTAATACGCAAGTTGGTTATTATCTGAATAGTAATCTTATTACAAGCACAATATCTTTACCTGGTAACGTAATTGCTAATGCAATTTATGCAAACTCTTATCTTTACGCAAACGGCAATGCATTTAGTAGCGGCAGCAGCGGGGTAACACTAACAACAAGTAATACTGCCCCAAGCAGCCCAACTGCTGGTGCACAATGGTATCAAGGCAATACTGATATTCTTTATGAATATATCAAGGATGCTACTGGTGCAAGTTATTGGGTAGATATTTCAACTCGTGCTGTTGTATCTAATGGTGCGTCTGCTGGTGCTTTTACTACATTGAGTGTAAGTGGCAACACTTCACTTAACAACTATGCAAACATTTATATTGCAAATGGCAGTGCTGGTCAAACAAGTGCTCTAACAATTGCTGGCAACATTTATGGTCAAGGTGGCAGTGGTTATCTCGATTTTCTTAAATTGCAAAACACTTATAGTTCTGCAACTAATCCTAATAAGTTTTTCCGTGTCAACTCTACTGGTGGCTTGGAAATTATTAATAGTGCCTATACATCTACAATTTTTCAACTTCAAGATAGTGGTGATGCAACCATTTCTGGAAATCTTACTGTAAGCGGTTCAAGTGGTATTACAATGATAAACCGCCCAGCATTTCGTGTAACTGGTAATGGCGGAGCAATTAGTTCAACTACTACGGTTTCTGGTGGTTATTTTGTTGTTGATTATAATCAAGGTGGATATTTAAACACATCAACAGGTTACTTTACTGCGCCAGTGGCTGGTTTATATCAAGTCAATATCGTGGTTAGAACTAATAGTAATACTAATTCAGGTATTAACCAAATTATTATCAGAAAAACAACTGCAATTGGTAGTGTCACTTCATCACAAATCATGGTTGAATTTGGTGCAAATACCAGTATGAACCACACTGGCGGTAGCACAGTAGTAAAAATGGCTGTTGGCGATACATTGCGATTTGATGTCACGGCAGGAACTATTAGTTTTGATGGCAATGACAATTGGAGTGTGGCTTATATAGGTTAATCGCCAATATAATATTCACTAAATATTATCATGAGTTTTCCCAGTAGCCCCACAAATGGTCAGCAAGCAACTGTTAATAACACCACCTATGTTTATAATAGTGCACAAAATACATGGAGCGTTGTTACTACTACACCAAATTTTTCAAACTTGTCTGTTACTGGTAATATTACAAGTGGAAACATATCAACAACAAATAGTGCCGTAGCAAATGCCTATTACAGTAATTATTATCTTTATAGTAATGGCGCAACAATAACTACACCTGCTGGCGGCAGCAATACAATGGTTCAGTTTAATGATAATGGATCATTTTCTGGCGCAACATACTTACAATATAATAAAACAAGTGGTAATCTTGTTTCAAATAGCACAACTCAAAGCACTTCAACGTCAACTGGTGCCCTTGTTCTTGCAGGTGGACTAGGAGTTGGTGGTAACATTTATGCTGCAAACATTTTAATTGGTTCTACTACTACTTTAGCTGGTGTTCAAAATATTGGCTTAATACCTGGCAGCAGTGCATACCTTACTATCATAGGTGCACGTCTTGGTGATACTGGTAACCAAGTGACTGGTATTGGTGCTCTTGAACTTCAAGGTAGTAATGGCAGTGGCAGCGGTATACAAAGTAAAATTGACTTTATATCAAAGCCACCTGGTTCAAACACATTTGTTAATACTGCTCGTATCTCTGTAACAAACAGTTCATCATCTACAGCCGTTGGTCAAATTGCATTTAGCACTTTTAGTGGTTCTGCACTTAATGAAGTAATGCGCATGTATGATAATGGCAACATTATTACACCAAGTTATAGCACTGTAACTCTTGGAACTGTTGCAGCAGTAACGGTAAATGCAGGCACAATCGGAAATAGTGGAGCAAACTTTACTGGTGCTACACTTATTACCACAGGTAATATCACTGCACAGACTGCAAACGTTTATGCCGCTAATTTTATTGCTAACACTGCAACTTATAGTGCTGCATATTACTATAGTAATGGTTTAGCCTTTACTGGTGGTGGCGGTAGTGGAACACCTGGTGGATCAAATACCTTTGTGCAATTTGCAAATGGCAGTTCTTTTGGTGGTGCATCCTACCTACAATACAATTATGTAAGTGGTAATCTTGTATCAAACAGCACTACTACATCAAACTCTACAACTACTGGTGCTTTAGTAGTTAGTGGTGGTGTTGGCATCGGTGGTAACCTTAATGTTGGCAGTAATTTATATGTAAGTGGTGGAGCAAACGTTGCTAATTTAGTTACAACTGGTAATATTACTGGCACAAGTTCAAATGTTACAATTGTTGCTGGTGCTTATCAAAGCGTCTTTAGCAATGTTGGTAATGTTAGTGTGCCTACTATTTGGTCAACTGGTAATCTAGTTACAACTACTGGCGTATATTGGTCAAACGGCACAGCATTTGGTGGCAGTCCATCCGCTAGCGGTTCTAATACAATGATCCAGTTTAACAATGCTGGTTCATTTGGTGGTGCAACATTTTTTCAATATAATCTTACAAGCGGCAATCTTGTATCAAATAGCACAACTACTGCTACTTCTACAACAACTGGTGCTTTGGTAGTCAGCGGTGGCGTTGGCATCGGGGGTAGTCTTTATGTAGGCAATATTGTTACTACAAGTGGTATATATTACCCTAATGGTGCTACTGCTGGTGGAGGTGGTAGTCAATTTACCACTAGTAATATTGCTCCAGTAAGTCCATCAGTTGGTGCGCAGTGGTATCAGGGAAACGCTGATATTCTTTATGAATATGTGCAAGATGCTGCAAATAATAAGTTTTGGTTAGATATCAGCAGCACACCAAATACATTTTCAACTATAACAAGCACTGGTAATATTACGGCGCAAGCCAACATTAACGTAAGTGGTAATATTATTGCTACAGGTGGATATGCTGCAACAAGCACAACATCTGGAACTTTACAGGTGATTGGCGGTGCTGGTATAACTGGAAATCTTTATGTTGGCGGTAACTTATCTATTGCAGGCAATACAACATTTATTAATACACAAACTATTACAACAACGGATACGATTGCAGCACCAACAATTAATGCTGGCACAATTGGTAATACTGGTGCTGCACATACTGGTGCTACTTTTACTGCTTCTACAGCTTTTTATCCAGCATCAAACGTTGGTGCAAACATTGGTGGTGTTGGTAGTAACTATTTTAACTATATCTATGGTGTAAACTTTGTTGGCACATCAACCACTGCAAAATATGCTGACTTGGCAGAAATGTATCATAGTGATGATTATTATGCGCCTGGCACAGTTATGGTATTTGGTGGTGATCTTGATGTTACGGTATCAACACAATCACATGATACAGCAGTTGCAGGTGTTGTTTCAACCAATCCTGCTTATCTTATGAATGATAATTTTGAAAACGATAATTGGTTGCCAATTGCGCTAACTGGTCGTGTTCCATGTTTAGTGCGTGGACCAGTAAATAAAGGCACATTGTTAGTAAGTAGTAATGAAAGTGGTGTAGCTTGTGCTTTAGATAAATCATTATATGAGCCAGGTTGCGTGATTGGTAAGAGCATGGATATTATTGTAGATAATTCTGTAAGAAAAATTGAAATAGCGGTAGGTAGATTCTAATGTCATTTCCAAATAGCCCAGTTAATAACCAACAATTTACACTAAATGGAACCACATACATCTACAATTCTGCCCAAGGAACTTGGACAAAATATTCACTTGGTTTTACTGGACAAGGTGGTGGATCAGTAACCAATTATCAATTAAATAATTTGACAATTAGTGCAAATGCGTCGATTCCCAGTGGACAAAGTGCAGTGAGTGTTGGTCCATTGTCTATTGCAAGTGGTGTTACAATTACAGTTCCTTCTGGTTCAAAGTGGGTTGTGCTATGAGTGTTATTACATTAAGTCCAGATACATTAGTAACGACTCCTACTGCTGGTCAGATTGAGTATAATGGCACTGGTTTATTTTACACACCTACAGGAACACAGCGTGGTATTATTCCTGGACAACAATTTTATGCGTTAAACAGTGGTTATGTAGGTTTAAATGCAACAGGTGCGCAAACATTACTTGGTCTAACTAATGGTGTAACATTAACATCAAGTACACAATATGCTTTTGAAATAGTTTTTGCAGTAGTTAAAACTTCAGGCACCACTGCTCATTTGTTTTCTGTAGGTTTTGGTGGTACTGCTACTCTTAATAATATTAACTATTTTCTTTTAGATATTTCTTCCAATACTTCACTTACAGCTGGTAATACGGCTGGTGGTAGCGGTGCGTATGGAATGTACATACAAACAGCAAGTGCAACACAAATAAATTCATTTAGCACAAATGCTACATACGTACAAGCATACTTGTTAAAGGGTATTGTATCCGTTAATGCAGGTGGCGCATTACTTCCCCAATACACACTTTCCGCTGCACCAGGCGGTGCTTATACTACACAAGCTGGTAGTTATATGTTAATTTATCCAATCGGATCAGCTGGTGCAAACGTATCTATAGGAACATGGGCATAATATGGCAATAATATTAAATGCGACACCAGTAAATGGTTTCAGTGTATCTAGTGACAACAGCGGTAATATCCAATTTCAGAGCAACGCTACTAATACACTTTCTATCGCATCGAGCGGACTGATGACTGCTGCCTATAATGGAGTAAATGCTGGTCTTGTACCTGGTCAGCAAATGTTTGTGCTTAATACAAATCTTGCTGGATTAAACGCAACAGGTGCACAAAATACTTTTGGGGTAGGTGTAACATTAGCTAGCAATACGGTGTATGCGTTTGAAGCAGATATTTCTTTATATAAAACATCAGGCACTGCATCACACACCGTGAGCACATTATTTGGAGGTACTGCTTCTATAAATTATATTTTATATGATGTAAGAGTAATGTTTAATACTGGTGGATTTAATAGTTATAATAATTCTAGTGCGCAACAACAAACCACATCAAATACAACAAATGCTGTAGTTACTACCGGGTTGGCGACTAATCAAGCAACATTATTATGGACAGGATTAATAAAAGGTGTTGTTTCTGTAAATGCAGGTGGTACATTTACACCGCAATATTCTCTATCTGCAGCTCCAGGTGGAGCTTACAGCACTATAGCTGGATCTTATTTTTTAATTTATCCAATTGGATCAGCTGGTGCAAACGTCTCTATAGGAACATGGGCATGACAATAATATTAGATGGAACTAATGGTATAACACTTCCAGGCTCATCTGCACCCATCAAGGGACCAACACAAACTATTTACACTAGTGGTTCAGGAACATACACAACTCCTGCAAACGTAGCATGGCTTCGTATTCGCATGATCGGAGGTGGCGGTGGTGGTGGAGGTTCTGGTTCATCAGGTGCAACAAGTGGTGGAAATGGTGGTAATACTACTTTTGGAACAACATTTTTGACATGCAATGGTGGACTCGGCGGCGGTGCAGGCACGGGTAGTTTTTCTGGTTCTCCAAATACGGGTGGATCAGCATCAGGAGGCGACTTTAACGCAACTGGTGCTTTTGCACCTACACAAAGTGCTTCTAATGCTACTGGTGCAGGAAATTTGACCAACAGTTATGGACAATGCGGTGCTAGCACAATTTTTGGTAGCGGCGGAAATTCTGGAACTAATGGTGGTGGTAGTGGAACAGCAGCACAAGCTAATTCAGGTGCTGGTGGCGGAAGTGCTGGTGGAGGCACTGGTGTTTATTCAGGACAAGGTGGTTCTGCTGGTGGCTATTTGGAAAAAATAATTAATTCTCCTTCTGCTTCATATTCATATAGCGTAGGTTCAGGCGGAACTGCAGGTTCAGCAGGCACATCTGGTGGAGCAGGTGGTGCTGGCGGAAGCGGTATTATTATTATAGAAGAACACTATAATTATTAAAGTATAAACAATTTTTGTATCCATAAATACTAATATGCCACAATTAAACACACCAATTTATCGCAGAGACTACACAGGTGAAACTATCACCTATGTAGAAAATGCTGAAATGAAATCACTATTTGTTACTCCTCGTGATTTTCCATATGATCGCAGCGTAACAAACGCAATTGTATTGGGCAATGGTGTAAGTAGACTAGACCCTAAAATTCAATTACTATTAAATCAAAACAATAAGCGAGTAGCTGAAGGCTACAAAACAACTTATGCTTGTAATGCAGCATATCGTGATACACCTGCAGATTATTATATTTTTAAAACTAATGTTTTCTTTAGTGATAACACATATCCAATTGAACAAAGTAAAGTTTTTTTACAAAATGATTTATGGCTTAGCTATCGTGATACTAATTTAATTCCAAATATTTGGTATATGGATAGTGGCAGCACCTGTGCATTTCTTGCAGCCTTTGATGGTGCTAAAAAAGTATTTCTATTTGGTTTTGATGGTTGCGGCGATATCCATGATAACATTTATGCCGACACACTTGGCTATGATGATAAAAACCATGACTATGATAAACACAATGCACATTTGACTAATGTTTGCGCTACTTATACTGATGTGCAATTTTATCGTGTTCGCACAGAACACAGTTTTGATTTTAGCAATGAATTAAAAAGATTACCAAATTATCATGAGATAAGTGTGCGGCAAGCCGTTTTAGAAGGCGACTTTTAATATTTCTTGAATAGTAGAAAGTTTTTCTTTAATTACTTTGTTGTTTAAACTATTAAACAACCCAGGATGAAGTGGTTTAGGAGTCGCACTTAAATCACACCATGCGTAGCCTTTGTGTTCGCTGCTTAGTGTAGGTATAAACTCCGTTGGAACAATAACAACAAAAGTATGATAACTAAAATGTCCATCTGGACTACTAAAATATTCCAATGGCAAAACTTTTTGTATTGTAGGTTCAAAACCAATTTCTTCGTGAACCTCACGCATTAAACCACCATAGAGTGTTTCACCAGCTTCTATTTGTCCACCAACTAATGACCAAGTGTTACTATAAGTGTCTTGATCACGCAATAAAAAAAGTGCACGTTTACTTTTCTGACTTATAAACAGTGCGCCAACTGCTGTAAGTTCACGAGCAATAAATGGTTTTTTCTTTTTCATGTATATAGAATAACATTATCAATTATAGAAATCAAATTACAATTGACCAAAGACCAGCAGGATAATAACCTTCCCAACTTTTTACCCATTGACTTCCATTCCATGCATATTGATGACTGCTGAATGTATTTGTTACATACGATGCATTACTTGTAGCATTAGGATGGAATGAAACAAACCAAGAATTACCATTGTATTGTATAATATCGTTTGCTTCTGCAACAGTGATACTTGTGTTTGCATTTTGCCATGCTGCTGCACCATTTCCCAATGATGCACCGCCTAATGGATTTACAATAAGATAACGTTGTCCTGTTGCGGCAGCAGGTAATCCTATACCTGGTCCATTTAATGTTGGATCAACAATTGCATTTACACTGGGTAATATATTTGTTGGTATTGTGGCAGGATCGACAGTAAACTTCAGATTGTATTGGTTAGTAGGGTCATATGCAACTGTTCCAGTTACTAGTCTTTCTGTTGTGGAATTTGTCAAATACATCATGCTATAGTTGTTTGCTATATTACCAAATAAATTAATAACTGGAGACCATGCGATTGCATTTGCATTTGTATTAGGAATATTATAGTTTGTATTGTTAAGAATAGGACCGCCACTTGGTGTCAAACTTACATTACTACCATTAACAATAACACCATATCCTGTTGGTGTAAAGTATTGGCGATCACCTAAATTATTAACTGCTTCTTGGATAGCTGTTGTTGGATTACCATTTGCATCATATGTATTTGCAACAACGCTTTGAATTATTCCTAGACGCAATATTTTTGCTGGCGTTGACAACCAAATAGGCATTTCAAATGTAAAAGTTGCAACATCAATTGGGTCATCACTGCCAACAGGAATATCACGTGTAGTCCAATTAAAATTGGTCAATAGAACATAGCTTAAACTTGTCCAATCATAATAGTTTTGGGAGCTTTGCAGTTCCATATCTGGATTAAACATGCAGCCTATTTGTTCAAATAATTGACATTTTTGATCAAAATTACTTGTCCATAATTCTACTACCACAGTTAATCTATATGGTGCTGGCATTAAACGATTAAGTGTATAATTTTGACCTTGTAGTGTGGTTGCATTACCAGTAAGTGGGTCAGTTGCACGAGTTCTCACACTTTTATTATCAACATATTTTGGTTCTTGTATTCGTTGACGGTCGTAATTAACTTCTTTAATATAACAAACCATCATAGGAACATTTAATAAGCTATTATCAATGTTGTTCTTCAAAATAGAACTTACTTGACGATTAGTATCAGCATAACGAACTGGAACACGAGACAGAATACTATTTCCATTTGCATCTCTACCAAATTCAACATACATCTCATCAAAGATGCGAATGAATTGGTTCATAAATCTGCGTATTTGCTTATCATAGAAATATTGACCCACTTGATTATCCTAATTTATCTGGTGTTAAATTGAATAGATTACTTAGTGTTTGATTACTTGGTATTGCATAACCATTAGCAAGTTTTACAGTTCCATTATTATTAATAAATGTTCCAAGTTGTGTATTA